TGGGACTGGGAAAAGTGATCGTTTAGCACGCTTACTGGCGAGCTGGGACGCTTTGTTGTATCGGATGTAGGCATTGGGCTGTTCGCGCGCAATGTCAGGAGACTCTGCGCAACGTCCCTCTCTTTCTTCGAATTCGTCCAACCACTGTACAAATGCTTCAACATCTGTTCGTCGTCCTTGTTCGTTGGGGGGTGCTTCTCCTGCTTCATCAAAGTCTCCATCCTTGATACAGTATGTTCGATTTTGGAGAGCCGTTCCTCTAGCCAGTTCATAATGGCCTCTAAGTCCAAGCAACCGTCGCACAGCATGTAATCGTTGGTTGCTACAGAAGACAAAGAAGCACTGGAGGTGTGGCGTTCCGGTACTGGGTGCGATTTCTCTTCCAAGTACTCCGTAGGTGATTTTGCCATCTTGAAGTAATCGTTGAGGTGACCACAATCGTTTCTCTTCCTCGGTGGGATTGTTCAGTGTGGCGATCCACTTAATTCCTTGTGGGAGAGACGGCATGATGGCAAAATTGTGAGTCGAGTGGGATGGGATGGAAGTGAGCTAGGGTAATACTGTACCTAGCTCATTTTTGGTCACGCGCGGTGACCGCGCATAACTTGGGCATAATGTCATTTTACAGTCACGCTAAAGGGCTCAGTAAATTAGCTGACTGGGAGTGGACTGCTAGAAAGCGGTACCCAGTTCGTACGATTAAATTTATGTATCCAAGAAAGGCCTTATTCGCCCCGACACCTTATCTTAAAAGGGCAGCTGGTCTTGCACGTGGTGCAGGCTATAGAGGGTACTTCCCACATAATAGGTGGGCACTTGCAGGTACTGCAGCATACGCAGGAATGTACTTAGGTCGTAGAATGTACAGGCGGTACCGTCGTAAAAAGCGGTACTCACGTTCTCGGGGTCGTGTAAGAACCCGAAACAAGGGGCAGTTCGGACGTAGGCCTGGGACAGATACTACCAAGTTGAACTTTCTGTGGGAATCTGCTATTGCTAATAGAGATGGAAGAACTCTACATCACGTAGATATTACAAATATTCCGAAGGGGACTTCTATTAATGACCGTCAAAGAGACCTTGTCAATTTACGGGGGTTTAAAATCAATGGGTTCTTTCGAAACCGTTTTAGTGCAGAAGGAGTTTTACATATCGCTTTATTACAGCCAAAGTTTGAAAAAACTCTTGAACAGACTGATTTCTTCCGAACCGGTGGAACAGCAGGTTCTAATTCCCGTGGGAGTGATTTTAGTCTTGGGTTGACAGGACTCGAGATGGCATCATTACGTATCAATCCTGATAAGTTCAACATCATCTATCATAGTAGAATCACACTGAAACCGGCGGCCTATGAGCATGGCAGCTCTTACCGTATGCAAAATAAATATTTTCCTGTCAATCGACAGCTAAGCTATGACGATGACAATACTCCTAAATGCAATTCACCAATCTTTTTCGTATGGTGGTACGATAATATCGCTAGTGCTACAGCTACATCTATTATTGTAGACAATATAGAAAGTACATATACAATTCATGCATTATTTAAAGATCCTAGAAATTAGATCTCTTTAATACTATAACGATCCTCCGTTAACTTATTCATATCAGGGTACTCATTAGACAAAACAATAACATGGGGCTTCTTACGTAGAATCTTCATCCGACTATTATATTTACCACTTGTAACACGTCGATCCTTTAATTCTTCTAACAACTTATAGGAAAGATATTCCATATCACCTCGTGCTACATTAAATACGAAGATATCGCAAGATTCTCTCACCATGTAGGCTAAGTTTTCACGTTTAGTAACAGAGAGGACTTGGGTACGGTCAGGGAACTTGTGTTCAATAACATTACACAGTGTCGTTTTACCTTCTCCACCAGAAGTTCCTACAATAAAATGGACTTGCCTGTCATCTGCCTCATCATCAAACACTTGAAGTACTTCGTCCTGCCAATCTTTTAGTTCCTCTGGGACTGGGAAAAGTGATCGTTTAGCACGCTTACTGGCGAGCTGGGACGCTTTGTTGTATCGGATGTAGGCATTGGGCTGTTCGCGCGCAATGTCAGG